TCAGCGATGGAATAACGTCCTGGTAAATGTTCCTGCTCAAAGTGTAGCAAACTGATTTCGTCATCCGCTCACCTCCTTAATAAAATTGATAATCCTCTCACAGCTGCACCCGTCGCAATTCCCGGCCACATATGCAGCCAGATCTTCTTCCACCATCGTGAGCCCGTCAGCTGACCGGAGCAGCCGCAGCAGCCCGGCTTCAGTCGATGCGTATCGTGTGCTGTACTGATCAGGATATTCCAGGTACATCCCCCTGGTTTCCGTATAGCCCAGGTTCTTCTCAAATAGGACGCACGGTTTATCCAGCAGATATCCGTCAAACATGATCGACGAATAGTCCGTGATCAGCACGTCGCAGTCGATCAGATAATTCACGCTGGGCTGCATCTTCGGCAGTTCGATAATATGCTTGTACCCGTACAGATTCCACGGCTCTCCGTAAGGATGCGGCTTAACCGCCAGGACTTCATCGTTGCGCAGCTGCGCGTCCAGGTATTCCCAGTCAATGTCCGGATATCGCGGGTCCGTCTTCCCGCGGAACGTCGGCACGTATAAGTATGCCCGCTTCGTCGCCAGGATGGTTCTGCCGTCGCCTTTATGCTTCCCGATGTAGCGATCAGTCCGCGGCATTCCCAGCGGCAGGATCCTGTGCTTCGGTACGCCGGTGCACTGGTTGAACATCTCCACACCGCCCCGGCCTGCCGCGATAATCCACTGCATATAATCCGTCATTTCCGGCTTCATGTAGGTGCCGGGCTGTCCGAAGCCGATCAGCTTCCCGCCCTGGATCGCGTGCCAGATCATGACCGTGTTCCCCGTCTGGAATGTCGGGAAGATATCGATCACCGTCAGGCCGTATCGTCCGCTCATGGCCTCGTTCACCGCGTTCGGCGCGTACATACTGACCAGGCGTTTCTCGCCGGGATAAGCATCATACAGGACGTTCAGGTTCTCCGCCCTTCTGGTATCCCGCCCGAGGCCGGTCATGAATAATACTGGTCTGCTCATGCACATCTCCCTTTCAGCTCTTCCAGAATCCACTCATGCGGAATTGTCGAATAATACTCGACTGTTGTCGATCCGGTCTGCCGGTTATAAATCACTGAGTGCTTCAGGATCTGCCCCTCCGCAATCAACTGCTTATAAGCCGTCAGTCGATCATCCGGGATTTGGCACGGCCAGTAGTCGACACATTTGATAAATGGTTTAATCTTCGTCATATTCGTCAATCAGCTCCTTGAAACTGTTACTCGTGTCGAACTCTTCAAAGTCTCTGCTCATATCGTCATATACCCCGATAATAATCCCTGGTTCGTCGCTGTAAAACTTCTGGATATATTCCCGGCAGATCAGTGCGTCATCCTTCCAGAATCCCATATCGGTCATGACATCTTTCAACAGTTTGTTCAGGTTGTCTGTGTCAGGCCTGGTTATCTTCCAGCGCCCGCATCCCGGCCTATGTTTCTTTGCGCTTTTCGGATATGGGAAAAGCCAGGAAACAACAAACCATACCGGCTTATCAGTGATTGGTACATCCGGCACATACGGCAGCAGCGCATCCCGGAGGATCGCCTCCGCCTGGGCGACATTTTTCTTTTTGTAATGGTGAATGTATCCGCCAACAACCCGCTCTCCTTTCTGCTGGGCCGTCGCCGTCGGCGGGATCATCTTCAGCTTGAATCTCATCGGGTCACTCCTTTCAATGTCCTAAGCGCGGACAGGTGGACAGGGAGATCTTCGACCCTGTCCCCTGTTCCGCAGGACATTCTGTAAGGTACAGGACATCTCTATATATAAACTGGCTGTCCCTTTTTGTCCCCTTATCAGATGTCCTCTTCCCATTCGCTCATGTACCTCTTGATCGTCTTCTCAGATACCCCGAGCTCATCGGCGTATTGCTTATAGGTTTTCCGCCTTCCGTCGAATTCAATGTCCCGGTTCACCGCGTCATACAGTCGTGATTTCATGTCCGCCTTTTTTGCGGCCTGCCCGGCGTTCCGGATCTCGCGGCCGTAGTCAAGGCCCCGCTCGCTTTCTTCCAGGTTCGCTTCCTCGAGGATCCCGCCGGCGTCGATCTCGTGCAGCGGATAGCTGAAGAACAGATTCACCGGCTCGATCCGTGGGAACTCCCGCAGGGTCGCTTCCAGCCGCCAGGCGGTCACCCGCTCGCCGTACTCCGTTTTCACTTCGTCCATGCGTTCCTTCGGGATCCTGAGCTCGATCATGTCCAGCAGTGCGTCGGCATCCCGGGCAAACACGCCGGACCCGCTGGCGCGGTCCATGCTCGCCTTCGCCCCCTGAGCGCCTTTACTGTGGTGGTGGGCGTAGATCACAGAGGCCCCGGCGTTCGCGATCCTGTCGATGGCATTCGTGAACTTGATCACGGCCTCAGCTGCATTCTCGTCTCCGATGCCCAGCTTATAGGTCGGGTCAAGGATCACCGCGGCGTACTCTCTGGCCTTCATGGTCCGGGTGATCTGCGGGATGAGCTTTTCCAGCAACTCCACCTTGCCGCGCAGGTGCACAATGTCAATGTTCTTCCGGTTGGTTTTTGTGAGCTCCATCTTCTCGTAGACCTTTTTCATCCGGTCGTCAAAGCTCGCCTCGTCCAGTTCCATGTTCAGGTAGAGCACCGGCCCCTGCTTGCACCGGAAGCCGAGCCACCGCCGGCCCTCAGCGATTGCGATCGCGAGCTCGACCAGAGCAAAGGTCTTTCCGGCTTTGCTGGATGATACCAGCAGCATTTTGTGCCCCTGCCGCAGGATGCCTTCGATAAGTTCCGGCTTTACCGGCGGCAGGTCGTCCCAGATCTCTTCCAGGTTCTGCACCTGCAGCGGCTCGACCATCTCATCCTCGATATAGTGGCTCCACTCCACCCAGTCACTGAGGCCCATGTCGCGGTCGACAATATACTGGAGCTTTTCCCCGCGCCGGAACCCGGGGAACCGGCTCAGGCGGCTCGGGTTCTTGTCCTGGGTATCCACCACCAGCCCGTGCTTCCTGCATACTGTATAGAGGAAGTCCACCCGCTCCTGATACTGTTTATAGTCCACCGCGCCGATGTTCACGATCGCGTGCAGGCTCTTCCCGCCGGAGTGCACAAGCATCTTCACCGGCAGCCGCAGGTCCTGGATGATCTGGTACTGCGTCTCGATGTCCTGGGTGTCGCTCTCGACCAGGGCGTAGCGGTAGCTGGTGACGTTCTTGTTCGTCCGGCCCTCGCCGTCCATCGGGTTGAAGCAGATCCACACGCCAGCGGCCTCTGTGTAGTCGCCGAAGGTAAGTGTGATATCGTTCGGGTGCTTTTTGATACTGTCCAACAGCTGCTTTGCCGTCCTGGATGATGTTTTGCCGTACGGTTTATATTTGCCGTCTTCATCCTGGTAGGCCGTCGTGATGTAACACACCTTCTCGTCCGGCTCGAATAGTGCGCTGATATAATCGGACGCCTCTTTCGCCGGGCTGAACGCGTTCTTTGTGGGCGGCGGTGCCATCGGCTTCGTGTCTTCCTTCTGCCATCCGCTGGTGTCGATCGGCTCGCCGTCGAAGGTGATCACGTCGTCCCAGCCGTATGTCCTTTTCCCGGCCACCGGGTCCCAGCCGTACTCGACGGCCATGTGGTACACCGTGCCCATCGTGACGTCGGTCCCGGCATAGTTCCCGAACGTCCGCCACTTCTTCTCGCACTCGCCGCTGTGGTATCTCGCCGTGTCGGTCGCGCTCCACTCATCCCAGACGGAACATGGGAGCCCTTCATGGTGAAGGGCTGCTCCCACGTTCGTCCATTCCTGATAGTTCAGCTGACCGCACGGGATATGACGGAGCAGTTCCCGGGCTTCGCTGATTTCCATCATCAGAAATCACCCTTTTTGAATGCCTTCTTCGGCGCTTCCTCTTCCTTGTCGAAGAACCTCCTCAGCTTGTTGCTCTGCCGGGTGTTCCCGTCGCGGCCCTGGTACTCGTCCACGTAGATCTCGCACCTTCCGCGCTCGCCGTCGCAGTGCAGCATCTTGCTGAACTCCAGCTTATCCCCGTGCTGCCGGATGCCGATGGACCGCAGGAACGCGCCGGCTTTCCACTCGAATCCCTCAGCCAGATAGATGTTCTCGACGACAAGGCTGGTGCCCAGTTCGCTGCCGTCCACACGGAGGAACAATTTTGCCATATTGCAGGCCGGGATCTTGCTCCCTCCGTCATACCATCCCTTTTCGACCTTAATCACTTCAAAAGGATACTTTCCGTCCGGCAGGATCACCGTCTCCTGGCCGCCGCGTTCCTGTTCCTCGGTCAGCTCCGTAACATCGTCCCAGTCATAAGTTTTCAGATTAGCCATGATATTCTTCCTCTCTTTCTCCCTTAAAAGGGTAAATCATTCTGTTTGGTCAGGGCCAGTCCAAGGACCTTGTCCCATGCTTCAATGAGGCATCCCTCAATAAAGTCGATGTCATAGTCGCGGATCTGTGTGGACGCGTCATAGTATTCTTTCTCCGCCACAACCGCCTGGATGACCGCCGGATCTTTCACCTGGCCGATCCGCATCTTTTCCCAGAGCTCCATCAGCAGCTCATCCTTCTCCGGGTTATCACTCTTCATGCTTTCCGGGCGCTCTGCCGGCGTCTTCCGGGCCGCTGCCTTATCAACCTTTGCCGCCAGTGCGCTTTTCGGTTCCGGCGCCTTCTCAACCGTAGTGACCTCCGCCGGCGGCTGCTTTGTTTCGAATATTTCGGCAACCGGCGCCGCTTCACCGAACAGCTCAGCGATCTGGTTAAAGTCAAATGGCATTTCATCCGGCAGCCCGAAGCGGTTCTTCGCGTCCCAGCATGCGCTGTGGTTGGCGTACATGACCCGCTTCTGCCCGCCCCGGCCCTTCATGGTCTTCCCGTCGGCGTCCTTGATGATGTCGGTCTTGTAGTTGACAAACAGCAGCAGGTCCACCCATTCCTTGACCAGCGGCGCGATGTTCTTCTCGTTCAGCTTCAGCATGTAGCGGTCATAGCTGCCCATCTCGTCCGGCAGCTCGAACTTCCGGATCATGCTGTGGCAGATTAGCACCACATGCACCCCGCGTTGGGTGATGATGTCCAGCAGCTCCAGGAGCCCCTGCATCTTCTGCTTTGCGAGCACGTAGCCCTTGCCGTATCCCATGTCCTCGATGTTCTTCAGGCCCTTCTCCTCGCATACGGCCCGGAAGATGTACTTTTCCAGCCAGTCCACGGTGTCGATGATCACCGTCCCGATCTCCTCCGGATGCCCGGCAACGTAGTTCAGCTCATCCAGTACGCCGTTCAAGCTGTCCGGGAAGTCGAACCGGGCTACGTCCATGTGCTTCGTGCTTCCCTCCGTGTCGATGAACACGGCGCCGGGAAACTTGCTGGCGAACGTAGTCTTGCCGACGCCCTCCGTCCCGTAGATTCCGACCTTGATACCGGTCTTCACCGGCCCTCTGGTAATGTTCATTACAATTTCACCCCCGCTAGCGCCAGCAATCCATCGATTGCTTTCTTGGCAGTTTCTCCAAGTTCAAACGATACGCGAATCCGGAGCGCTTCGTTTTCTTCATCAGAATGAACAGGCTGCAAACTGTCAAAATTCATGTTCATTTGTTCTGCTTCCCTCTCGTTGCGGATCTTACGTTCTTCTTTGTTTACAGCATTATAGTTGGCAAAATCAGACGTCCTAATAGCCCTGCGGACAGTTTTTTCACTTCTGCCAGTTGTCTTGACGATCTCTGTGCAGTTCTTTCCTTGTGAATACAACAATTTGATATAGTCGTATTCTGCTTTATTTAAATATGTACCGCGTGCCATTACTTAATCACCACGCTTTCTGTCTCTTCCAGGCTCGCGCCGGGAATGTGCATATCGTCCTTCAGCGCCTTCTTGATCTCTTCCCTCCGCAGCTCCGGTTCCTTAAATCGCAGGAACCGCTCCGGCTCCTTCAGCGTCTGCAGGAAGCTGATCAGCTTCCCCTCGTCCGCGACCGCCAGCTTCTGGCTGTGGGTCTGGTACACGTTGCACCGCGCCGTCTTCAGTTTCTCGCCGCCCAGCGCGTACAGCAGCCACGCCTTCAGGCCGTCAATTTTGTTATCCAGTGCTTTCTTCCGGGCCGTCAGTTTGTCCGCCTCTTCCTTCACGGCCTCCGCCTCCGCCTTCAGGTCCTTCACCCACAGGGCCACGCCTTCCAGTTTTGCTTCCCGTTCCATCTGAAGCGCATCAAGCCGCGCCGTGTCCAGGATCTC